ATGCGCATTTCGAGGCTTTGCAGCCGAAGATGATCACGTTGCTGGAGAACCCGGTATTTCTAGGGGACATCAGCAACATGAGCAATGGCGAAAAGCTGAAGGCTGCATACGATGTTGCGTTGCGACTTGATGAAACGATCCCGAAAACTGTTCAACAACAGACTTCCGTTGCACAAGTCCAAAAAGCAAAAGCAGCAGCAATACAGGTCAGAGGCGCACCTAGTTCCTCTGCGAGTGCTGCTCCAAATGTAAATGATCGCCGGTCCGTTATTGCGAATGCGATACGGCAGGCACAACATTGAGGTAAACGCTAATGGCTTACGCAAATAGCAATTACAGCGATGTTCTTGCAACCACGATTGAGTCTCGGTCAGGCATCGTTGCGGATAACGTAACGAAAAACAATGCCCTGCTGACTCGGCTGCAGGAGAAAGGCCGTTATAAGCCCGTCTCCGGTGGCTCGACAATCCTGCAAGAACTGTCGTTCCAAGGCAACTCGACTGCAATGTATTACTCTGGCGCAGAGGTGCTCGACATCTCTCCCGCCGATGTGATCAGCGCGGCTCAGTATCCGATCAAGCAGGCCGCGGTTGCGGTGACGATCAACGGTCTGGAAATGCTGCAGAACGCTGGCGAAGAGCAGATCATCGATCTGTTCGACGCACGGCTGGATGTCGCAGAAGCCAGCATCGAGAACCTGATCTCCACCGGCATCTATTCTGACGGCACGGGTTCGAACGGGAAGCAGATCACGGGTCTGCAGGCGATGGTTGTAGCTTCGCCTTCAACCGGGACGGTCGGTGGCATTGACCGCTCAACGTGGAGCTTCTGGCGCAACCAGGTCTTCGACTTCTCGACAACCTTGAGCGCGTCAGCTTCAGCGTCCAACATCCAGACGGGCTTTAATGCTCTGTATGCGAAGACAAGCCGCGGCTCTGACGTTGTTGACCTGATTCTGCTGGACAACAACTTCTGGGGATTCTTTATGTCCTCGATCCAGAATCTGCAGCGTTTCCCGACCTCGAGCAAGATGGCGGATCTGGGATTCGTTGCATCAAAGTACATGAACTGCGATGTGGTTCTGGACGGTGGTATCGGAGGCAACGTGCCTGCGAATACCGGATATTTTCTCAACTCGAAGTACATTTTCTTCAGGCCTATGGCGGCAAGGAATTTCGTACCGATCGGGGACGAGAGGATGTCTACGAACCAAGACGCTAAACCAACTTTGCATTAACGCACAAAGATGGCGTCTCTAAATCTTCTCTTATTGACTTGGAAACCCAGAAGTGGGCAACAGGGCGCAAGCAGCGAAAGTGTGCAGCGTGAACGACTAAGTGAGAAGACCGGCAATGCCGGATGCGATAGTCTGAACTTGGGTATAACCAAAGAAGCCCAAGAGTGTAATCCGAAGCGGTTACACCACATCGAAAGATGGAGTAACAAATTGATCGTGCGTTTGATTGGGTGGGCAGGCAACATGACTGCCTCTGGCTTGCAGTTCCAAGGCATTCTTACTGAATAGGAGAAGATCATGGCTGACTATGTTACTGATGGAAAAATCGGCGTAGATCTGACGGCTATTTATGCGTCTGTCTCTGCGGGTTCGACTTCGACGTTCCCCGCTACGCCTGGAGAGACTGTAATGACCAGCAATAACGGTCGCTACATTTTCGCAAGGGCTGAGTCCACGATTGCCCAGTTCGACGCGGTGGTCTTTAGCACGTTCTCTGATTCGGCATCCGCTACGCCGATTCTGAGGGCTGTGCCGATCACAACGACGAATGCGGCAGCTCTGGGATTTTCGATGGTCGGGGTCGCTCAAACGGCGATCACCAGCGCGTACTACGGCTGGATCGGCTTGAACGGAGTTCTTAGGACAAACCTGTTGATCGCTTGCAATCCCAAGGTGCCGCTGTACACCACCGCTACCGCGGGATCGCTTGATGACACAACGGTGAGTTCTGGGTATATCCAAGGCATCGTTGCCAACACTTCGGCAACGTCTGCTTCGGCTCCGTTCTGCATTGTCAACAATGCTGGCTTGATGACCTCTAATCCGGTCTGATGAAAAGGGGAACCCTTCTAGACGTAGAGGGGTTTTTCTTATGACATTTGTTCCTCTCAAAATCGTTGGCAAATGCGTGATGGATGACGACACGTTATTCAGCGCAATGGACTTCGCTATTGCCAAAGGTTTCCCAGAGATCAAGCGCATGGAGCCAGCGCGGGATGGCGTTGTTGCCATCATTGCGTCTGGGCCGAGTGTGGCGGGTCAAATAGATGTCATAAGAAAAATGCAGCAGGCAGGGACACCTCTTGTTGCGGTGAAAGACGCGCATGACTGGCTGATAGAAAACGACATCATCCCCGAGTTTGCTCTGGCGATAGATCCACAAGAGCATCGTTGGAACTGCTTCAAACGCAAGCACGAGGCTGTAAAGTATCTGATTGCCAGCCAATGCCACCAGGCGATGTTTGAGCACCTTGATGGCTACGATGTCACGATCTGGCATCCGTACATCACCAAGGGACAGACGAGACCTCTGAACCGCATGGTGGTCGGAGGTGGAACGACTTCCGGCTTGAGGGCAATAAGTCTGTTCTACACGCAGGGCTGGCGGCACTTTGCGCTGTTTGGGTTTGACTCATGCAATGACGGTCCGAGCCTGCGGGTCAACGGCGATCGGATCAAGGCCGATGACAAGCTGCACGAGGTCAGGATCGATCTGGAGGGTGAAACCTTCTACTGCAACGCAGCGATGGCATTGCAGGCAGAGCACTTCCAGACCTATTACGATGCCATCCCAGACGCTCAATTTTACGGGTACGGGCATGGACTGATTCAGTCCATCATTGCCAAGCGGGAGAAGAATCTCGAACTGTTACAACAGCAGAAGAACGAGCCTCCAGATAACAGGGTTTCTTTCATCCATTTCGGGAATGCAACGTCTGCATCGTGGCGTTATCGGGCAAACATTCCCGCCGATGGCTGGGCAACGCTCAATGATCTGACTGCCGGGACGCTGGTATTTGCAAAACCACAAGCCACCGAATTGATGGCAATGGCGGCAGCAAAGATGCAAGGCAAGCGGGTTATTGTAGATTTCTGCGACGATCATTTTGATTGGACGCACTATGCCGAGGCTTTGCGGCTTGCGGATGTTGTGACTTGCCCGACAGAAGCCATGCAGCAAAGAATTGCAGAGCTCGGCAAACAGGCAACGGTCATTCCAGATCCGTTCGAATATCCTGAGTGCGGTCCACACAGCCGCGGGAAAAATCTTCTGTGGTTTGGTCATGCGGTCAACAAAGCCAGCCTGGACAGAATCCTGCCGGATCTGAACGACTACCCGCTGCGGGTGGTGAGCAACTTTGCAGGGGCAATCCCGTGGAGCCATGAAACGATGCTTGATGAATTCATGGTTGCAGACATCGTTGTTGTGCCTGCGACCGACGAAAAGAAAAGTGCGAACCGAGTTATCGAGTCGATCAGGCAGGGCTGCTTCGTGGTGGCAGAGCCCCATCCGGCGATCAAAGACTTCCCCGGCATCTGGATCGGCGACATCAAAGAGGGCATCGAATGGGCGCTACAGAACCAGCACGAAGCAAACCGGCGCATTGGGAAGGCTCAAAGATACTTGAAGGCAAAATATACGCCGCGAATATGTCGCGCCATGTGGAAGACGATTACGAAACTGCCTACAACCTCGGATGCGGCAAAAAGAACTGGCACGGATGGATAAACGTCGATCAATGCGAAACGGCAGACCTCCGATGCGACATCCGCAAGCTGGAGATTGCCAATGATTCAGCCGATGCGGTTGCTGCAATCCATGTTCTGGAACACTTCTACGATTGGGAAGCGTTCGATCTGCTCACGGAATGGAAACGCATCTTGAAACCTGACGGCAAAATGATCATCGAGGTGCCTTGCCTGGACAAGGTATTTGCCTACATTGCGGATCAAATATCAAAAAACGAAATCTTAGAAAAGTACATGACTGTGCATCCGATATTCGGCGATGGAAAATATAAAAACCCAGCCATGATGCACAAGACAGGTTATTTCGTGAACAGCCTGAACAATTTGTTGATCGATGTTGGAATGCGCGAGGTCACCCTGTGCGAGCCGCGCTACCACTTTCCGCACCGCGACATGAGGTTTGAAGCAATCAAATGATCGGCGTGATGACAAACGAGGACCGGCACAACCAGATGGCGAAAGCCATAGGTCTGTTCCCTATGCTGCAAAAGCGAGGCAAGTTCCTGCCTCGCCGAGCCTCGATTGCCTGCTACGGGCCGAGCCTTGCCGATACCTGGCAGAAGCTGCGCCGCCCCATCATCACCGTTTCTGGTGCGCACGATTACCTGGTGGAGCGCGGGATCGTGCCTGATTTCCATGTGGACTGCGATCCCAGACCGCACAAGCCAGAAATGCTCAGGAAGCCCCAGAAGGCGACGATTTACCTGATGGCTAGTGTCTGCCATCCCCGGTTCTGGGAAGCCCTGCAGGGGCGTTCTGTGCGGTTGTGGCACCTGATTAACGGGGACGACTTGGAAACGGTGGCATGGGTTGCCCAAAACCATCCGGTGGGCATCAAAAGCATGATCGGCGGCGGTTCGTCGGTAGGAATGCGAGCGATGAACGTGGCGGCGGCGCTTGGATACCGGAAATTCGACATCCACGGGATGGATTGCTCGTTCACCGAAAACCGTCACGCTGGGGCGCATACCGGCGGCAAGCAAGTCGAAACTCTGGTGCAAGCGGGTGACAGGATTTTCAAGACAACCAAGCAAATGCTGCAAGCGGCGATCGAGATGGAGCATTTCCTGCAACAGCAGGACGCGGAAGTACGGTTTTACGGTGATGGACTCATGCAAGCAACTTCTAAAATTCTGAGGCAAAGAGATGAAACAAGAAACTGCGGGATGGACGAACGAACTGTTCATGGCAGAAACCCAAGGGAAAAACGCAGTCTTTTTCCATCCGGTGCAAGTGCAGAACGATTTTAAGACTGCGGAAGCTGGGAGGCCCATTTTCCAAGAGCAGATATTCATCAAAAAGCTGATCTCTGGGGACAACACGCTCATCATTGATCGCAAGATGAGGGCCACCGACGAAGACGAGCATCCGAAAGAGTGGGAGATGTTCAAGAACAAGCGGCTGAACATCGTGCCGGGAACGCCGATTGATGCGTGGCACATCCTGAGCGAAACGCAGAAAGCCGAGTTCAAGGCTCTGAACATTTTCACCATCGATCAGTTTGCCCAGCTGCCTGACATTGCCGGCTTGAAGATCATGGGGTTCAACGAACTGCGAACCAAGGCTCGGACATTCATTTCGGCAAGCAAGGACTCGGAAGTCTTTGCCGCGATGAAAACCGACATGGATGCTAAACTGGAAACCAAATCCAAAGAGATCGACGAGTTGCGGAAAATGATCGAAAGTTTCCAGCAAAAACCCAAGAAACTCGGCAGGCCGAAAAAGGTTAAAAATGAGCTACACGCTGCTGCAACTGGTTGACCAGGTCTCCGGTGAGCTGGGTCTGACTCAGCCCACCGCGGTGATCGGCTCAAGCACCAATCAGACGGTTCAGTTCCTTGCCCTGGCGCAACGCCTCGGCAAGGATCTGGTGCGCGACTTTGAGTGGCAGAGGCTGGTGCAGGCGTACATCTTCCAGACTACCGCCGCGACAACCACCACAGGAACCATCACAGCGGCTTCTGCGGTCATCACTTCCATCCCCAGTACCGCAGCCCTCGCCGTTGGAAACGTGGTCACAGGGACAGGGCAAGCCCCCTACGCGCAGATCCTGACGATCGACAGCGGGACGCAAGTGACTCTAGACACGCCGGTAACCACCTCGACCGCGGCTGTCAGCATGACGTTTGCAAAACAGGACTATTCCTTGCCCAGCGGCTTTGACCGGATGATCAGCGACACGCAATGGGATCGGACGGACCATTGGCGGAACATGGGGACAAAAAGCAGTCAGGAATGGCAATACTTGCAGGGCGGGGTGATTTCGGTGGGACCGAGAGAGCGTTACCGTATCTACAACCAGAAATTCAGGATATTCCAAGCGTTGACAACGGTTTATACGTTTTCGTTTGAATATGTCAGCAACTATTGGGTCATGGCTACGGGCGCGACTGTCGGATCAAAATCAGAATATACCGCCGATTCGGACGTTTCGGTGTTCCCTGATGACCTGATGTTGGCGGGACTCAAGTATTACTTCCTGAAGGCGAAAAAGCTCGATTATGGGATTGAGTTGGGTGAATTCACACGGGCGCTGAGTTACTGCAAGGCGCAGGACGTTCCGGTGCCGAGCGTCAGTCTGGCTCCGACAGGGATGCACGAGCTCGTCGGGCCGTGGTCGATCCAAGATGGCAACTGGCCTGCCGCCTGATGGCTGACGAGCGCCTTGTGGCTGCTTTACTCCAGCAAGAGCTGGATGCAGCCCAGCGCCCCTATTTCGGCAATCCAAACCTTGCCGCGCAGGGACGAAGAGCAAATATTGCAGAACGCTCAAAAGCGTTTCCTTTTATGGAGGCTGCAAATGCTCAGTTTGAAAAAGAAAAGTCGAGCTTGTCAGATCGAGGCGCAGTCACCGATCTGATTAACAAAGGGTTCATTGCTGGGCTGGGTGGTGCGCCGGTGGACATAATTAACATGGGTTTGACTCCGCTGGGCATGGGTTCGGCATTCCCTTTTGGTGGGTCTGAACACATCAAACGGGCGATGGAAGATTACGGAGTTGCCACGCCGACAGAACGACCGATCTTTGAAGGCATAGCCAGCCTGACCCCGCCGAGGGCTGTGATGGGTGTTGCGCGGGTTGCAGGGCAGGGTGCCGAGGCTTTAGGCAGGGCAGCGGTTCCGGTGGCTGGGCAGGCACTTGAGAACTACATGGGCAGGACGGGAATGCAGTTAAGTGTTGCTCCAAAAGCAATAAAAGACTTAATGCCAACAGAATATAAATCTGCCATGTCTATTGAACCGCCGCACAACGTTAGAGACGCAAAAAAATTATTGTCACTTACCGAATCAATGAAAAATACTGGGTGGCAAGGAAGGCCAATTCTTACATATGACGTTGGCAGAGGAGAAGAAGCATTAACTGGATCACACAGAATTGAAGCAGCAAGAGAAGCAAATATTGAAGTGCCAATATACAGAATTGAAAACGCTGGTGATTACGTTGATAAAAATGGAAAGTCAATCGTAGATGTTGGGTTTATGGAGTTAGATGACCAAGTTAAATGGTTAAATAAATTTGGTGATAAAAATGCTGCAAAATTGTTAAAACAAGAACCGGAGTTGTAAATAAATGGAACCAACCAGCACAGGTGTACAGAAATGGCATTAAATAATGCTTAATTCTTTCTCCCGCGCACCGCAGACGCAACGCTCACAGAGCATCAGCGTTGCTGCGCCTATCGGCGGCTGGAATGCCAGAGATGCGCTGGGTGCGATGGAGCCGATGGATGCGGTTACCCTGACCAACTTCTGGCCCGGTACAAACAGCGTCATCCTGCGCAACGGCTACACGAAATTTGCTACAGGAATCACGGGACAGATCGAATCCCTGATGGCGTATTCGTCCGGCACAGCCAACAAGCTCTTCGCCGCGGCAACCACGAAGATCTACAACATCACCGCTGGAGGCGCGATCGGCGCGGCTGATGTCAGTTCCCTGACAAACGCCAGGTGGCAGTACGTCAACTTCACCACCTCGGCAGCAAGCTATCTGATGTGCGTGAATGGTGCAGACAAGCTCCGCATCTACGATGGCACGAACTGGCACAAAGATGGTGACGGTTCACCTTATGACATCACGAACGTGGATACCGCAACCTGTCCCAACATCCACATCTTCAAGAACCGCATCTGGCTGATCCAGACAGGAACCCTGAAGGCCTGGTATCTGCCGATTAACGCGATCGGCGGTGCTGCCGTTGCTCTGGATATGTCTAGCCTCGCCATGCAGGGTGGTTACCTGATGGCGGCAATGACGTTCACGCTCGACGGCGGCTACGGTGTGGACGACTACCTAGCCTTCATCACCAGCAAAGGCGAGGTATTGACCTGGCGGCTGACAGATCCGACCACGCCATCTGGAATCGCTTTAATCGGGGTTTACAGCCTCGCTGCGCCTGTCGGAAGGCGGTGCTTCATCAAGTACGGCGGCGATCTGTTGATCATCACGCAGGACGGTGTGGTGCCTTTGTCGCAAGCCCTGCAATCCGCTCGTACAGGTCCGAGGATCAGCATCACCGACAAAATACAGTTTGCGGTGGGCGAGGCGACTGATACCTACGGGAATAACTTCGGCTGGCAGTTGCTGTTGGTGCCAAAGTTTAACCAGCTCTACCTGAACGTGCCGGTGATGGAAGGCAGTCAGCAGCAGCAATACGTCCAGAACAACATCACGAAATCATGGGCGAATTTCACAGGCTGGACGGCAAACTGCTGGGAGATCTACGAGGAGAATCCGTATTTCGGTGCTGATGGGTATGTAGGTCTGGCATGGAATGGGACGGTCGATGACACGAGCGACATTGCAGGATTCGGGTTGCAGTCCTTTCAAAGCTATGGAACTGCGACACAAAAGCAATGCAAGATGATCCGTTACCATTTCCTGACTAACGGCACTCCCAGCGTTTTCGGGAATGTGAACGTGGATTACAACCTCGCCGATCAATCAGCGCAGTTGTCGTTTTCTGCCTCTGCCTATGCAATCTGGAACACGAGCGTCTGGGGCGTTCCTCCATCGACTGCCATTTGGGGTTCCGATCTCGTACCGAATGCGGATTGGCAGGGAACGACAGAAATCGGCTACACCTTTGCTCCGTTGATCAAGACCAGCACTCAGGGTATAGCGTTGCAATGGGTCGCTACGGATCTGGTCTTTGAAGTCGGAGGAATACTCTGAGTGAGATCATTAAAGGACACGAGGTTGGAGAATGGGTTGCGAAACGTGTTCGCGGTGGATACTTTGCAGAACGCAGTCAGGCAATCGGACTCAAGCGTGGCGAGATCGTTGCCGGTGTTATCTACGAGAACTGGAACCACGCGAGCATCTGGTGCCACATTGCAGTTGAAGGCAGGCTCACGCCGGAATACCTGGCGGCGATATTTGATTACCCGTTCAACGTGTGCCAAGTGGAAAAGATTATCGTGCCGGTCGGAAGCGAGAATGACGAGAGCTTGCGGCTGGTGAAGAAGATGGGTTTTGTCGAAGAGGGCAGAATCAAAGACGGTCGCCCAGACGGTGACATTGTATTTTTGACGCTGGCACGGGATTCGTGCCGGTACACAGGAGAACGATATGGGAAAAGACTCACCCAGCCCACCCGCTGTGCCTGACTACCCCGGAGCCGCTCAAGCACAAGGAGTTGCAAACGAAGCTGCAGCGCGACTGAGTGGACGGCTAAGCAATCCGAACATCTATGGCCCGTATGGGAGCCAGACGGTAACTTTCGGATCGCCGAGTTTCGACCAGGCGAACTACGACAAAGCAATGTCTTCGTATCAAGCCAACCCCCGCGGGGCGGTGCCGATGCAGAACCAATTCTACACAGAGGAAGGGTTCGATACCGCTGGCTATCAGAATGCAATGAACAAATGGGCGGCAGGGACGAATGCGCCGACGAGGGAGCAATACACAACCAACGTCAACGCAGACCAGCCGACAGTAACTCAGACTCTGAATCCGCAAGCGCAAAAGACTCTAGACGCGCAGCAACGGGTGCAGACAAATCTTGCCAATCTTGGCGAGCAAGGAATCGGAACTGCACAGAAGATTTTGGGAACGCCATTTTCCTTTGGTGGGCCTGGAATACAAACCTCACTCGGCAACGCTGGGCCGATCCTAACAGGAGTCAATCCTGCGGGTTATGAGGCTCAAGGACGAGTGACTGCCGGTCCCATACAAACCGGAGTCAATCCTGCTGGATACGAGGCGCAAGGACGGTTAGACACATCAAGGATCGCTGCGATGCCTGTGAATGCAGGCACAACCGCACAGCAGGCGATCATGTCGCGGCTAGATCCGAGCATTGCCAGAAACAGGGTAAGCACGGAAACGCAACTGATCAACCAAGGCTTGCGACCTGGCGGCGAGGCGTACAACAACGCCATCAATCTTCTGGGACAGCAGGAAAACGATCAGCGAACGCAAGCGGCTTTGCAAGGTATCGGTTTGGACTTTTCTGCCAATCAGCAAGGTTTTGGGCAAGCGACTCAACAAAACGCAATCGCAAACCAAGCCTCGGCGCAGAACCTTCAGAATCTCCAGAACTACCAGCAACAGCAAAATGCTGCTCAAGGCTTGAAATTTGGGCAAGATTTGCAGGGTACACAGTTTGCCAACCAAGCCGCGGCGCAGAATCTCCAGAACTTGCAAAACTATCAGCAGCAACAAAATGCCGCCCAAGGGCTGCAATTTAATCAAGGCTTAGTAGGAAAGCAGTTTGAGAATACGGCAGAACAGAATGCGTTCGCTCGGGCAATGCAACTTCGCGGGATGCCGTTGAACGAAATCACCGCGCTTATGAGCGGATCGCAGATCCAGAATCCGACATTCCAGCCGTATCAGGGCCAGAGCGTGGCACCGGCTCCGGTTGCTCAAGCCGCGGCGCAACAGGCTCAGTACGGACAGAATATCTACAACCAGCAGATGGGCCAATCAAACGCAAACACGGCTGGGTTGTACAGCTTGGGTGGTGCTGGGTTGGGGGCTCTCGGAACGATGGGATCAACAGCATCGGGAAGTGCTGCGTTGGCTGGAATGTTTTCTGATCGGCGCTTGAAATCAAACATCGAAAGAATTGGAACGCATCCGCTCGGAATAGGAATCTACGAGTACGACATATTCGGAAAACGAGATGTTGGCATGATGGCAGACGAAGTGGAAAGCGTTTCTCCTGCATCTGTAATAACCCATCCTAGCGGGTTCCAGATGGTTGATTACAGGAGCATTCCAAATGGCTAATACAGACATCAATCTCAGCCCGTACACCGCAGAGAGCGAGGCAATTGCTCGACGCATGAAGATGGCAGAACTGCTCCAGCAGCAGGCGATGCAGCCGCTGGAGACTCCAGGCATGGCGGGTGGCTACCAGCTCGCTGTGAGCCCATACGCTGGCCTTGCGAAGATTCTGCAGGGCTACAACTCGATGCAGGCTGGACGGGGCGCAGAGGCTGAAAGGAAGGCGCTGGGAGAACGGTATCAATCAGACCTTATTTCTACTCTAAACCGCGCAAATGAACTTTCATTTGGCAAGCCAGCCATTGCAGAACAAGCACCGGTCACTCAAGTTGATGATGAAGGTTATCCAAACCCTGTTGTTGCAGGATCTCCTGCGGTTGCTCCTAACCCAGAAGCTGCCGCAAGGGAGTATTTCAAGCATCCTGCTACGCAAGCAATGGGCATGAATCAACTACAAAAAATAGCACAAACACAGCAATTTATAAATGCAGGAAATGCAGGAAACGCGCCGCCTATTACATCAGTCACTAATGCAGGCGTAACGCCAGCAACATCAACTTCTGGATCAACAGTTGTTCCACAAGGTGGTTCGCAAAAATTAGCCTCTGCATTGACTGGGTTCGGCGGTCTTGCTGGCGGTCAACGTATGGAGCTTTACTTGCAAACAGATCCAACCGGGAAATCTTACCTTGAACAACTTGCAAAAGACTTTTCTGATGCAAACAAGCCAACAGACAAAATAAGGGAGCTTAGCGCTGCTGGCGTAAAACCGGGTTCCCCACAATGGAACGCTGCTTTGACCAACATAAATACCGCTGGTGGCATTTTCCAACCAAATGCACAAGGTGGCGTAGAACTTGCGAAGGGATTTGCGGTTGGAGCAGGAGACATAAAACGCGCAGAAGAAGAGGCAAAAGCAGAAAATGAAGTAGTTACGAGAATGGTTGGTGGGCGAGAAGTATTAGGGACAAATCGGCAGTTCAAGATTCTTGCCACAGGCGATGCTGCCACCGTGGGAGAAGCGAAAAGTGTTGCTGCTTGGGCCAATAGAAACAAAATACAATTAGGCATAGATATTCCTTCGACAGGCGGGACTCCTCAAGGAGCGAGTGAAGGAAGCGCACCTGGACAAACAGGTTCTGTTAGTAATCCAACCTCTGCAGAACTAGCAGAAGCGAAAGAATTTGCAACAGGTGGAGCTGCTTCAATAAATAAAAAATTAGACGAATCTTATGCTCTTGCAAGAAATTCGGTTGATAGGATCGTCACGCTCAATGAGTTGAAATCTTCCATTGCACTTCCAGCATTTAGTGGGCCTGGCACTTCAACGCAACTGACGTTAGGGCAACTGGCAAATAAATTTTATGGAGCAAAAAATTCTGAGGTTCTTGTAAACACTACCGCAAAACTGCAAGGTCTTGCTGATTTAAGTTTGAAAGCAGCAGGACTCATGCAAGGGCAGGGAGCAATTACAGGGCCAGAACGAGACTTGCTGGAAAGAGCAAAATCCGCACCAAAGGATTTGACAGTTCCAGAGTACAAAGCAGTATTTGCAATTCTTGAAAGACAAGATGCAGCAATAATAAAACAACATCAAGAAATTATAAACAGAGCAAAAAGAGCAGGATCAAGAAATACGGACTTTTATATTGTTGATGTTCCCATTCCTAATGAGTTGAATTTATCTCCTAGAGCTCGGGAACTTCTGGGAGGGAAACCATAATGGCTGAAAAAGTTATCAGCTCGCCATCTATGCGGCAAATTGAAGCCGCAATAAATGCAGAGGCAGAAAAACCAAATCCTGATTTGAACGCGATGAAAGAATTGCTTGATATGTCGCGCAACTTTCTCAATGCAAGTGGCGTACAACAACCAGGCCCACCAAGTGCGCAAGAAAAATTTACAGAGGTAATGAAGGCAGAACCAAACTACAAACAAGCATTAATTGGGGCTGGGACTGTTTTGCCCAGAGCTGCACAAGGAATCAGAGGGATATATGGTGAAGTACCAAAACAAGAAATAGATGAATTAAAAATGGCACGAGACGCAACTCTTGCGTCTTCGATGGGAGCAGTTGCTGGGGATATAGCCTTTGGTGGAAGTTTACCCACAAAAATATTGGGCGCAATTCCTGGCATAGCAAAAACAATACCGTCCTTGTTTTCCCGTCCTGGTCAAATTGGCGACTTGATGGTAACAAATGCCGTGACACAGGCAGCATTAGCTCCAGAAGATAAAGGAATTGCGGCTGCGTGGGGGGCAGGGGCTGGAGTGTTGCCTGGTGTATTTGGCGCAGGACAGAGGGTGCTTCCTCAATCCGTTGGAGGTGTAAGCAGGCCTCAAGTTGTTGGTGAAAACCTGTTGCGGGATTTGGGGCCTAATTCAGAAAGAATTATCAGTCAACTTGAAAGAAAATATAACGCTGTTCCAGGCGTTTCAGGCACCTCGTCTGTAGTCACGCAAAACCCATATCTTAGAACTTTGGAAACAGGTTCCAGAGTTGGGAATCCTCAATTGTGGATGCCGTTAGATGAGTCCAATGCAACGGCAAGGCTTGTTGAATTGTTGAGATTGTCTGGAACAAAAGCAGAACGTGATTCGTTGAGAGATGCTCGAACAGTAACTACAACCGGACTTAGGAACGAGGCTTTTGACGCAGCAAAAACAATCGAAGGAATGAGCAGACAGGAAACGCTTTTGCCGCTCAGAAGCAGTCTTGATTCTTTGGCAAAGGGTGAGCAAAGAGAAAATCCGGCTGTCCAAAAAATTGTCAAATATGTTCTTGGTGCAATGGACAATCCTGCTGGTATTACTCCAGAACAAATGTACACGGTCAGAAAAATATTAACTGGTCAATTAAAAACAGGCGCAAATGATGATCTTGGTGCGGCAGCAGCAGCAGCAAGGAGAGAAACGGTAGGCATTGTCAAAGGCATTGACGACAGCCTTGATAATTTGTCCGGTGGTATGTGGTCTGATTATTTGAAAGCATATGGTGCAGCCAGCAAAGATTTGAACAGTAAAGAGGCTTTGCAAGAAGTTATAAACAGAATTTCAAAAGGCCATGCAGAGGGGCGCACTCCAGCAGCTTTGTCTGGACAAACTGGAGAACTAACACTAGGCCGAGCAACAGAAGATTTAACCAAACAGCAATTTGGTTCAAAAATGATTGATTTGCTTACACAAGAAGCAAGGCAGTCAATTGAACAAATGAAACAAGATCTAATGCGAACTGGTCAAGGAATGAACGCAAGGGCTACTGGTGGATCACCGACAGCCACATATCAAGCAGCGAGAGGACAGGCTAACGATCTGGCGAGCCAGTTGGCTGGCTATACAGGAGCAGCGGCTGGCGGCGCGATGGCTGGCAATGTTGGTGCTGCAATAGGTGGAACCGTTGGTGGAACCCTTGGCAAAGGAATGACTGGTCAATCTGGATTAAAAAACCAAGAAATTCTTGCAAGGCTTTTGCAGAATCCAGAATACATGGCAGAGATGTTGAAGAAAGCCAGACAATCACAATTTCTTCTTGATATATCAAAACGACTTGGTGCTGGTTCTGCTAACGCAGCCAATTCTTCAAACGTACAAATCCCAGATTTATAAGGAAATCAACAATGAGCTACAACGGCAGCGGTACATTTGCAATTAACAGTAGTGGTCAGCCCGTTGTCGCGGGTACGGTGATCAGTTCCACAGTCTTCAACTCTCTGACGGCAGACCTTGGGACGGGGCTCTCGACTGCGATTACGAAGGACGGGCAGACCACCACTACCGCTCGGATTCTGTTCGCCGCGGGGATTAGTTCTACCCTGGCAACCGATGCTACGAGCATCTCTACAGGCTCGATTCTGACGCTGGGTGGGCTGGGAGTGACGAAGGCTGCGTGGATCGGTGGGCTGATGAACGTAGCAGGCGCAGCCACGTTTCAGTCCACGATCGGCATTACGGGGGCTCTGACCGCAACGACGATCAACGCTTCCGGCCTTGTAGCAATGGCAGGAGCGGCTACGGTTGGGACGACTTTGGGTGTGACCGGAACCGCTACGATGGCGGCGATCAATGCGAGTGGGGCGATTACTGGAACCACGATATCAAGTTCCAGCGGGGCAATCACTACAACCACCGACTTCAAAGTACCGACCCTTGGCTACATTTACGCCTATACCGGGGCTGGCGGTGGAACTGTTAAAGCTGGCATCCAACTGGACGGTGCTGGGTCTATTTATTCAAAGATTGCGGATACAACAGTTACGCAGGTTACAAGTAGTGGCTTGATCGTAACCGGCACCCTCGGCGTGGGCGCTGCGCCTGTTTCCGAAAAATTCCGCGTTCAAGCGGCGGCGGGGTTCAACTTCGTTGTTGATAGTGCATCAAGTTCGATGCGTATCAGCGCAGTAAATGACGCTGATAGCTTGAACGTGCCAATGATACTGCAAGCCACTAGTATAAATATTGGTGGGGCTAATTCTCCTCCGATAACCATACCCGGCACCCTCGGCGTGACGGGGGATTTTTCCGTCAACACAAACGTAGTTTCGTTGTCTGCGAGTGCTGGCGCAAATGCGTTGAAACTGAGTTCAACGGGGTTTCTGACGGTTGGCACCGCTACCGCAGCGGGAAACGCTCACGGGTTCAAAAGCACAGCAGCGGGCTCTCAAACGCTGTCTATAGAAAACGCAAACGCCAGTACACCTTTTGCTGCATATATGTATTACTCGGCAGCGGCTCCAAACGGAACTGGAAACGAATTTCTCATCTGTGCGGATACCGGCGCTACGCGGGCAACGATTCGCTCCAACGGCGGTATTGCTAACTTCTCCGCAAACAACGTCAACCTGTCCGATATCCGCACGAAGAAAGACATCCAACCCGCTGGCGCATACCTGCCGAAGATAATGGCAATTCCGGTCAAGACGTTCCTTTACAACGATCAGACGGACACCGACCTCAATCTCGGCGTGATCGCACAGGACGTTGAGGCAGTAGCGCCTGAATTAATCGACAACAGCGGGTTTGGTGAAACGCCGGATGACGGCATCCCGCTCAAAGCCATCTACCAGACCGATTTGCAATATGCGTTGATGAAGGCTCTGCAAGAACTCGCCGCAGACTTTCAAGCCTACAAAAACTCCCACCCGTAAGGACTACCGTGAGCGAAGAACTGAAAACTGAGCCGCAGGACATCGTGCAAGCAGTCCAGATGCAGCGGGACACGGCGTTAAACGAAGTGGTGCATCTGAGGGCGCTGCTGTCTGCGGCTGGGCGTAGGATTGAAGAACTGACCAAACCCGTAGTCAAAGAAGAGTGATGGCTACAACCAACGAACTCGACGTTCGTCTGACCTCGCATGAAGCGGTCTGCGAGTTGCGGTATGAAACCATCAACGCCCGGTTGAAGCGGATTGAGCATATCGGCTTGAGCGTTGCTGGTTTCATCATTGCCTTGCTGCTCCACCTGACGATCAAAGGACTATGATGAAAAAGCTGCTCCTCCTCTTGCTGCTGCCGGTCAACGTGTTTGCTGCCGACTTGATGATCTGCAACGGCGAGTATGCGCTCTGCGCTGCGTCTGGTTCTACGCCCACCGGAAAGACGATCACCGTTAAAGGCAAGGTTTTCCAAGAGGGAATGGCGGTGTGTCCTGTCCTTACGGGCCGCAGTATCGCCAACGGTGCGCTGATGAATAACAGTTGCGATGCTCCTGCCGGGAAGGTCTGGTCGCTGTTTAGCACCGTATCAGAAGCCCCCCAAGCGCCGACATGGGCTGTTGCTCCGCTGGTTCACCGCACCTTTGTCCTGAGTAAGACAGAGGGCATGAGCAATATGTGGTCATTCATTTGCGATAAGCAAACGAAGAAAACCAACGGCGTACAGCTTGCGTCCTGCTACGGGCCGATCAATGAGTCCCCGCTGACTAACGGTCATGTGAAGATGGGATCGACAATTGTTACTGATGCTCCGGTTGGAACGCTAAACCCTGTGGGAGGTAATTTCTGATGTATTCGATTAAAGCCATGTTGCAAAGCAAGACGCTCTGGTTCTCTGGGGGCGTTACGGCCCTCGGCGTTGTGGGCTGGATCAGCGACCATTCGGGAATCATTCTTGCGCTGGCTCCCCAGCTTGGGCCGTTGCTGACGTGTATCGGCGCGGTCGGGGTTGTGCTGCGGGTGCTGACGGAAAACTCGGCATCGTGGAAAGCGCCCGTAGAAGACCGTGAAATTAAGTGAGCATTTCAGCCTAGAAGAACTGACCCGTACCGATCACCGCAGCCTGGACAACTCCCCAGATCCCGCTGCACTAGCAAATCTACACCGCTTGGCGGCGTTCCTCGAACAAGTTCGGGAGGTGCTGGGCGATAAAATGGTGATGATTACGTCTGGATATCGGTCAGCCGCAGTTAATGCAGCCTGTGGAAGCCGCGAAAGCAGTCAGCATCGCGTTGGTTGCGCGGCTGATGTCATAGTGCCGGGGATGAGTCCTGACGCTGTGGTGAGGGCTGTAATGGCCTCTGGGCTGGCTTATGACCAACTCGCCAACGAGTTCAATAGCTGGACGCATCTGAGCATCCCCAACCTCGCTACAGCGGCCCCGCGCAAGATGGCGCTGATTATCGACAAACAAGGAACAAGGCTATTTCCCGCTGATCTGGCGTAAAAAAATGGCGGCTGACCTGTGCAAGAGCCAGCCGCCAAAAAACGCTGCGGGTGATAGGAGCAGATCCCGCTACGTCAAACCGAACCTTCGACCGAATAGCTGCGGGTGGGAGTCTGCCACTCCTTATTCGGTGCTGGCGTGATCCACGACAGGTCGTGCCAAATCAACCTGTTGTTGGGGTACGCAATCCACGGGCCTGACTCTAGCGCGATGATGTGATGGTTCTTGTGCTGATCTGGCACCTCGGCCCATCCACCATTCATCCAATCCACAGTAAACAGGTAGTTTCCCTTGCGGATTTGCCCGTCCCGGCCCAACGCGGTGACCGCATGGTTTTTCAGGAACGGCAGCGCGATCACGGTGAACTCGTACCCATAGGAATCCCACCAGCAGGACTGCTCTATCGGCAGCGGGTCGCAGGGCTTGCTGCATATCATGTGAATCGGCACTCTGGCCCATTGAGCGCCGCTGTCCAGCATGACTTGGAACATCGGTACACGCGCTGGCTCGGCGCGGAACGCAAACGCTACGGCAGGCGTAAATTCTCCATGCCCCCGCTTTTCGTCAAACAGAAATTCGTTACGGACAAAGCATTCGATGTATGGCGTGTCGCCTAGCAGAATCATATTAGTCCTTTATGTGAACAGGGCAATGCCAAAGCTTGCGACCAGGCACAGGACAAACAACGTCCAGAGCGCCCAATCGGGCCACGGTTTCACGCGGCGCTCTCCTTTGCAATAAGAGCGCTTAGGCGTTGCGCCGACACATTCTCGCCGTCCACGATTTCGCCTTCAGCTTCCTTGATGGCCTTCTCCAGCGCTTTAACTGCGGCGCGAACATAGGTCGGCACATTTGCTGCCTCTTGGTATGACTCGACAAGCCGCTTGACCCCGCCGTCGCTGATCGGCCCTATCTTTTGGCTGAGTTCATTCATCATGTTGACCATTTCCTTAGGCGACTGCCATATTTCGCAGCGCACATAGCCAAGCAAGCGCCGTAGGTGATTGACATCGGATGTGGAAAGGTTAGTTGCCATCGCTGCCCTCGCGTATGGGGGCGCTGCCTTTCAGGGTGGGGGCGCTCATTTCGGTAGTCCCCCTGCGTCACGATAGCGATCCACCACATCGTCGAACCGCTCACCGCGCAGCGCCGCGTCATACAGCGCCGCGAACTGGCGCAAGTTGAGTGTGCGGATGTACTCGTACCGTGCTGCGCGGTCGTAGAGTTCCGCCCCCGGCAGTTGTCTCGCCCAGTCCGGGCGATCCATCGCTGCCGTTGCGGATGGGGCGCACGGCATTGAGGTCGCCGCCCGCAGCTTTTCCAGCATCTCGTCCCGCTCAACAACCGCCATCTGCCGCGCTTTCTCGGCCCTCTGCGCCCTGCCATTCGCTTGCGGCAGGAGCCTCTGCTTGAGGTCGGCGAGTTCGGCAACAGCAGAGCAACTGCCCGGTGTCGGGCATCCCCTCGGCTCAACCGTTGCCACCGTCTCCGACGAGAGCGCAGCCAAAGCAGCATCAATCGTGTTGATGTAGGTGCTCAACATAGAGTCGTGGCCCTTCACCTCCTCGCCTCCGTCGATTTGCTCCAGCAGCCAGCACCGGATATCCTCTAGATCAAGCCGCAAGGGTTCCCGTGGGGCAGGGGGGCTCATGCCGCCACCTTCAACGGAGGGCATGGCAAATGCTGCCAATGGGTTACCTTCGCCTCCATTGGATCGCCGCTGACGTACAACCATTGGTCGCCGTCTACATACCCAGTCCAGACCTCGCCATCGTCCAGCGAAATCAGTACGGTCGTTTCGTCGTCCGGTAGTTGGACCGCCGCATCAAACCAGATCGTTTTCGACAGATCGTCGAGTTCGATGAACGTGCTGGCAGCGTCAACCGCCGAAATGTGCGCCGTTACAGATTGGTCGCGGGAGCGTGTTTCGGGAGATCCGTCGATTTGACGGACAAGGAATCTGCGAAGATCGGCAAGCCTTTCAATAATTGGGTTCGGGTTCATGATGGCTGTTTTTCCTAACGGTGGCCCTGCGCCGCATTTGAGTCCCCGAGTTGTGGACTTGAACCACAGACCTCCCGATTATTAGTCGGGCGCTCTGCCGCTGAGCTACCACGGGGGTTGGCAATCGCTTCAGCAATCGCTTGCTTTACCGCCTCCGAATAAACTGCCCTTGTTGTCGCCAGCCATTGGCTCCCGAGGTTTATCACGGCCCATTGATCGTCTTTCGGGCCAAGCAGTTTGACTTCGATCATTTTTTCTCCTTGCACTCGTAGACCTTATCCCCTGCAACACGCAGACCGGCTTTCTGGCAGTATGTTTCCCAGCTATTGCTGGTTATCGTTCCACCCAAAATGCTTCCAAGCAAAAAAGAGACAATAATAAAACACAGGATTACGGCTCCTTCATTCATTTCTTCGCTCCTTTTTTCAGCACCTTCGGAACCCACCGGAACGTGTCCGGCAACGGCTCTTTGAGTTTCGGAACCCTATTTTCGGGATGCAAAACCCATCTGTTGTCGAGCCATTCAATGGCGGCTGCTAACTTTTCCTCGGTCGTCATTTCAGCACCTAAAACGGAATTTCGTCATCGCCGGACTGCGCCGAAACAGCGGGGCGCGAGGCTTTTGCGATCTCAACCACCTTGTCTTGGAACGGTTTGTTCGCCCAGACATGATTCCAATATTTCCCCGTTTGCTCAATTTTGCGCGATGGGAAGCTGACGAATTCGCCTTTGCTGGACTCGACCAGGCGGCATCCCTTGATCGAAAGGAACGCCTCTTTGCCTTCCGCAGAAGCCAAATCGAGGTTGAACTGCTTATCATGCCAGGTGACGGAAATGTGCATTTTTAAGCCTTTTTGAGTTGATTAATCATTTTATCCACGGAGTCCAAAAAGGCGATCACCGCGGTTTCCAGTTCAAGAATTCGCGCTGGATCGCGTTTGTAGCGAATGATGAAAAGCTGAAGGTGCTCAGGCAAATCGGGCCTGAAACTGACGAAATCGCACCAATCTCGATTCGTACACGACATTTGCCACATCATCTGGTTTTTGTACCCCACCGGGACAATTCCGGCGATTAGGTAAGCCAGATGGGTGGCGACCTTCGGGCATTTAATCTCTACCAAGCCAGAATTGCCCACCAGACCGTCTGGAGAGGCTCCAGCGCGTTCGATAGTTGGGTGCTGGCAGAACCCTACCTCGTCCACGCTAAACCCCGTCTCAGCCTCGTATGCGCTTCGGGCGAGGGGTTCCATTTCCGTCCCGAATGCCATTGCCGCGTTGACGTAATCCGAGCCCTGCGGCTTGCCGGTCAGGATCTCAGCGACAAGCTGCGCCTGGTAGTCCCGATAACCAGCCGTTTCTGGCTTCGCTAGGACCGCCGAAACCATGCTGGCGGTGACTTTGCCAGCACGTTCAGCAAGCCACTCTGGGCTTCCCTGAATGCTCATTGGCTACCCTCGAGGAAGCCCTCGGTGCGCTGGAGAACCTCTTTGCGCTTGTTTTTTGCGTTGGTCAGGGTTGCCATGCCCATCGTGTCCTGCGTAACTTGTGCGCTCTTGTAGGCAGTCTTGAACACAACTTGCAGATCGTCCATTGACGGGGCGGCAGCAAGGGCCAGCAAGTGCTTGGTGTAATCCGCAGTAGGCTTAGTTGCGCTGGCTGCGTTGCCATCGTCATCCTCGGGCGCGACCCCTACCGCAGCCGATAGACTGTACCGCCTAGCGTATGTCAGGGCCGAGCCGTATCCCTGAGCGTCTACCTTGCTAACAGGCAGCGACAGGACACCACAGGAAATCCACTCGCCTGAAGCGTGGAGCAAGGTTGTCTCGATCCGCACCTCGTCCTTGTCGCTCGGCTCGACCGTCTGGATGTAGCTCAGTCCGTTCGCAGAAAACGCAGCGCGAATCGCTTCGACTACGCTGGCAAGATCCGCATATTTTGATTTGAAAAACGGATTGGCAGAGTCTTTAACCGCGCCTTTCATTGCGCCCTGCGCTTTTGCCAACGCTGCTGCCAAACCCGCAATGCTTTCTGATTTATTCATTTGTCGCCCCAAATTAAGATTGAAAAACATATCACCGCGCCAATGGCGCAGGCGTAGCTGCAAATCTCGCTGATGCTCATTCGTCCTCCGAGGCGCGTTCGTTTGCGAGGTCTTGCACCATGCCGGAGTCTTTCAAGTGCGTGAGCAGAATCGCTTCGACCGAGGCGCGTTCGCGCTTAATGCGCCTCTCTAAGGCTTCGCTGTTGTCGCTAACAGAGCAGAGGTACATTTCCCAGGCGTAGCTGGGATCGCGGTTCTCCATCAGATAATCGTAAAGGTCAAACTGGGCGCGGCCTTTGCGGGGCCATTGACCGTACTCGAGGACGCATTCAACGATCTCTTCAAGCGCCAGTTCTAGTTCGCGCTCTGTTAATTCGCGACGCTGGTCTTCGTCCCCGTGGGCTTCGTTTTGACGGCTCATGCTGCCACCGCCAGAACAACAACCTGTTGCACCGAAAACTTTGCGGTGAATTTTGCAAGTGCAATGTCGCGTTGTGCAGGAGTCAGACTCAGCCGATTTTTGCTTGCGTTGCCGTAAATCTCAACGCGCTTCACGCTAGTCAAATACCAATCTGAGGCACCGCGCTCGATCTGGTAGCTGTTGACGATGCGGCTGTACTTGTATGCAGACGGGACGTTGCCGCCAGACATACCTGACGCGGTTGCTCCGATCTGATCTTTTTTTGCAATCGACAAATCGTTGAGTTGGTTTTGCATAGCCATTGCCAACTCGTCGATGTCTGAGTAATCGGCGGTATGAGCCAGAGGTTTGCCGTTTATTGCAACGATGGCTGCGTATATTTTGCTGCTGTTTTCAGTACAAATTTTGATTTTCATTTCCATCTCCGTTTATTCGCTAGACTCGCTCTAGCTGCGTATTCCGAAACCCCCGCGTAAGCAGGGGCAGCGGAATTAGGCAATCGAGAATCCTGCAAGTTTTATTTGCTTGACGCAATCGGGCAACTGCGACTTTCGTACATTGATCGAAGTGCAGCATTCGCCAAATCTGCGCTGCAACTCTTTTGCTGCTTTTTCGTTTGCCGGTTCAATGGTGAATTCGGTGGCAGAAAATTCGGCGTGGATGATTAGGAAGTCTTGCATTTTGTTGCTCCGGTTGTTTGCTTCGATGACCCATAGTAATTCAACTTATCTTGTCAGTCAACTCTTTTTGACAAATAGTTTTTAAGGGTATATTGTGCTCACATGAAAACACTTGACGCGGTGCAACATTTTGGGAGTCGGCGAGCAATTGCTGACGTTCTGGGAATCAGCAGGCAGGCGGTCTACGCTTGGGGACAGTACGTTGCCAGAGGTGCAGCGTACCGACTCCAGGTGATGACCGCGGGGAAGCTGGTGGTGGATGAGGCTAAGTACAAGCGGAGGAAAAAGTGAGCAACGACGAGCTGAAGGTGCTGGCGCAGGAATACAACGACATGGCAGAGGAGGGCCGCGCCATGTGGGAGGATCTAGATAAATACGCGGTACGGATGAAGGAGATCCGAAAAATTATCGACGCGGAGAAGCCGGGGTGCTACGACGAACTTGTGCTGCTCTTTGGCGGCAAGCTGGATCTCGACCTTAAATAGTTGTTGCTTTGTTTCGTGTGCTTGGTTTATGCTAATAATTAACCAACAACGGAGGCAATTATGGAAGCGAAGCGACTTGCAGCTGCAACGAACGGAGAAAAGTATTTCTTCGGATCTGAGTGCAGGAATTGCGGGACGACCAAGAGAACAACGATTAATAACTCCTGCATTTTTTGTTCAAACAATCGAGCAAGAATCTCAATGTCGAAGCAAAGGGAACAAATCAAACGGTTGATGAGTGAAGCAAAGTCTGAGGAGCGGGACGCGATGGGCCGGATTCGGGCGGAGTTGGCATAATGTACGGCAAGATTTTCGACTCCATCTACACCGGAACCCTGTACGGGCAATGGGAGGCGATCGTTACTTTTCAGCAGATGATCGTCCTGTCCGACGCGGACGGGAATTTAGACATGACCCCGCCCGCCATAGCTGCGGTTACGTCGATACCCCTAGAAATCATTCAGAAGGGCTTGGAGGTGCTTGCGGCCCCAGACCCGTACTCACGCACCCCTGGAGCAGAGGGGCGCAGGATCGAGCTTATAGACGGTCATAGACCGTGGGGCTGGCACATCATAAACCACGAAAAGTACCGGAGCTTGCAGGACGCGGATACCGTTCGCGCCCAAACCAGAGAGCGGGTAAGGAAGCATAGGGAGGAGAAACGGGCTGTAACGGATGGTAACGCCCAGAAACGCCATACAGATACAGATACAGATACAGATACAGATACAAAAACAAAAGAAAAGAAACCCCGCGCCGCGTTCGCGCCGCCGGATTGGGTCGATATTGATAAATGGAATTCTTGGGTATCTATCCGCCCAGCAAAAGCTCGCACCCACGCCTCCCTAGAGGCCGCTGTTGTGAAGCTGGAAGCCTTCCGATCCTCTGGCTACAACGGCAACGAAATTATCGTTAATTCCCTAGCGAACGGTTGGCAAGGGTTGTTCGCTCCCGACAAATCCGGCGCTCAAGCGCAATCACTCTCCGCATTCATGGACGAAAGGGACAAACGTGCAGCGAACTGACCTCGACGCTTTTCAACGCCTGATGTGCGAAGTGCAGGAAATCTACGGACACCGCCCACCGTCGGCAGCCGTCTTGCAGCATTGGGTTGATGCCCTCAAGGACCACCCGTTTCACACCGTGGATTCTGTTCTGCGGAACTGGATTCGGACGAAGGCGAAGCCGCCCGTGATCGCGGACATTTCAACGGTCTGCTCCGGGATGTTTTCGGACAGGGTGGAGCAACGCGCCGCTGCTGATAAACGCGCTTTCGGGCAGGAGATTGAGTGGCACGGCGTAACGCCCTACGGCTCAGAGTGCATCCGCCGCATGAAAGCGATGGTCGCCAACCCCAAGAAGCCGAACAAGGAGTGGGCGCGGAAGATCATGGAGAACCCGAACAGCACATGGGTTCAGCGGTCGATTGCTGGCCCTGTCTACGCAACGATGCAGCAACGCGAACCAGGCCAGGACGAAGAAGAATATTCTGCGCCCGTTCGTGAGGTTAATGAGATCACGATATGACAAAGGAAGAACTTCGCGCTGCCGCCCCGCAATCGGCGGCTTTTGTGGACGAGATGCGGGAATTATTTGGCCCAGATCTCCGCGTTCTGCGAATTGTTGAAGGCAAGGTCAACATCGACAAACGCCCAGCGTGGATGAAAGGCGAGAAGAAATGCCAAAAACAGCAGAAATCGTCGGATGGTTTTAAGAAGAGTTTGGGCAATTGAAGTCAATACAAGCGCAAGAAGGAAAGTGGATTTTTTTCTGGGAGAAGAAATGACCGATCTCGTAAAGTACGAAGCTGCTCGTCACGCTCTGCAAGAAGCGCATAGCGTCGATGAGGTTAAGGATATACGCGACAAGGCGCAGGCAATGCTTGCCTATGGAAAGCAGGCAAAGGATACTGAACTTATCTGGATTGCAACCGACATCAAGATTCGGGCAGAGCGCAAGGCTGGACAGTTGCTTTTGGAAATGAAGTTGAACGGGGAACGTGATAGCGGCAAGGGAAACAGAAACCCGATTTTGAAGTCGCAGGATACGACTCCAAAGTTAGCCGACTTCGGCATCAGCAAAGACCAATCCTCCCGCTGGCAGAAACTTGCTGCTGTACCAGAAAGGAAGTTTGAGCAGGCAGTAGCTGCGGCAAAAGAGATACAGGCCGAAGTCACTACCGCTTCGATGCTGCGCCTCAACACAACCCACGTTTCGCACAACAGCGGGGAAAATGAGTGGTACACGCCGCCAGAATACATTAATGCCGCACGTTCTGCGATGGGTGATATTGACTGCGACCCTGCTTCTAGTGCCATTGCCAACAAAACTGTTAAAGCAGAAATTTATTTTACTGAAAAAGAAAATGGGTTAGCGAATAAATGGAACGGGCGCGTGTGGATGAATCCACCTTACGCACAACCGCTGTGTCAGCAGTTTTGTTCTGCGCTTGTTGAAAAATATCAAGCAAAGGAAATAGAACAGGCTTGCGTGTTGGTGAATAACGCTACGGAAACCGTATGGCAGCAGGAAATGCTATCTGCCTGTGCTGCGGTTTGTTTTGTGAAAGGCCGTGTTCGTTTTATTGATATAGCTGGGAATCCTGGCGCTCCACTACAAGGGCAAGTTTTGCTCTATTTTGGTGATAGCGTAACAACATTCAAAAAACATTTTGAATCGTTCGGCCTAATTTTTGTTCCAATATGAATCCGCTTGGCTTCAATCCAATGCGTTGGAACTGCGAGAAGCGGGGATGCTACAACTTAAAGCACCGTCCTAAAATAGAAATGTTTGCCGATGTATGGCCTGGGCGAATAAGCATGGGCGATGTTGATGGCATTGTAGAAATTGCTGGAAACGCTTTGATGATTGAATGGAAAACCGAAACAACAAAACTTCCTACAGGCCAGCGCATCATGTATCAAAGAATTACAAACGGAAAACGCATAAGTGTATTTTGTATTTGCGGGGATGCTGAAACGATGGCGGTTTCATCGTATAAGATTTTTTTTGATGGTCGCGAAAATCCGCGTGACGAATGGATTTCGATTGATATGGCAGGCTTAAAACTTAAACTCCAAGGCTGGTGTAAATGGGCTCAACAGAATCCAAGGATAGGCAATTGCTTGCGATCTTGAAGGAGTTGTCTGGCGGCGATCTAAACACGCTCGACCGTTTCCAAAATTGGGCGCTTTCGCAGGAGCCAAACGAGTATTTAGAAATAATGAAATGGTCTGCCGATTATCGTAAGGCGGAGTTAGCGGAGGCGTATCCGATGCCGCTTAGAAGGGCGGCGGCATGATCCCCAATTCCCTCCGCTGTGCAGTCTGTGAGGAACGCCGCAACGCTGGGCAGAACGCGGCGATGTGGCCCATCCTGCAAGCATGGGCCGCGCAGAAGCAATGGCCCATCAACGGGAGCATGACTACGCTTACCGACGAGGAGTGGAAGGACATCTTGACGGCGGCTTTTGAAGGCGAGACTTCCCCACGGATCTCGCCAGGGCTCGAGGGCGGGATGGTGATGCTCGGCAGGAGAACAAGCCGCTACGGGAAGCGCCGGTTTAGCGAATGGCTCGACTGGCTCAATGCTGCATCGCATCATGCCGGCATCAAGATACCCGCCCCCGAAAGCATGATTCCATGACAAAAGAGCAAAAGGCGTTTCAAGCCCTTGCGCGCGATCTAGGCTGCATTGTGTGCAAAGGTGAGGGGGTAGATAGTCCCTGCGAGATTCATCACATCCTGAGCGGTTCTAGACGGCTTGGTGAGGATTATGTGCTGGGACTGTGCCAGATCCATCACCGGGGGTTGATAAACACGCCCGAAGCGGTTAGTCGGCATCCCTGGCGGCGGGAATTTGAGGCTATGTACGGGACTGAGATGGAATTACTGGAAAAGACGAGGGAGCTATGCGGCGAGCGGCTCGGGTAGACAGTAACCACCTTCTGATCGTGTCAGCATTCTGCAAGCTAGGGTGCAGCGTCTTGTCTCTGGCGGCGGTTGGAAAAGGGGTTCCAGACTTGCTGGTGGCAACGCAGGGGATCACCTGGCTGGTCGAAATTAAGTCCGGCAAAGGCAAGGAAAACGACTTGCAGCTGGAGTGGGCTAAAAGCTGGCAGGGGGCGAAAGCGTTGGTTAGGGATACCCAAGGCGTAGAAACTGTGGTAAAAGCGATGCGTTTGACAAAATAATGAGGTTTTCGTGCTGAAAGTGTTCTGCGGCTACGATCCAAAGGAAGCGATCGGCTTCCACGTTTTCTGTCAGTCATTGATCGAGCAGTCATCGATTGACTTGCAGATCATTCCTTTGCAGGGGATGCAAAGGGACGGAACGAAAGCGTTTACCTACTCGCGGTTTCTTGTCCCAGAGATGTGCGGGTTCAAGGGCCATGCAATCTATCTCGATGCGTCCGATATGCTGATGCTCACCGACATTGCGGAGCTCGCCGAGTTGTTTGATCCGAGCCTGAGTTGCCAGGTCGTCAAACACGACTACGAGACTAAGCATTCCAAAAAATTCATCGGCAGCGACTACGAAAGCCGGAACGCCAGCTACCCGCGCAAGAACTGGTCAAGTCTGATCTTGTGGAATTGCGAGCATTTTCCGAACAGGCTGTTGACTACGGAATACGTCAGCAAGCAGTCGGGTGAGCATCTGCACCGTTTCGGCTGGCTCGAGGATTCGCGGATCGGTGATCTGCCGAGCTGCTGGAACGTCTTGGTCGGAGAGATGGATAACACAGACACGAAGATCGCTCACTTCACTTTGGGCATCCCAGATCTGTCGTATTACGAATTCTGCGATTACTCAAACCAATGGTACGACTCTAAAAACCGTATGCTTTACGGTCCGATGCGAAAGGAGAAACGCTATGCCGCACAATGAGGGATTGAAGAAGATGCAGGGCTTGTATGCGAACATCAACGCAAAGCAGGAGCGGATCAAAGCCGGTTCTGGCGAGAAGATGAACAAGCCTGGCAGCAAGGGCGCACCGACCGCGGCAGATTTTAAGCAGTCAGCAAAAACCGCAAAGAAATGAGCGCAGCATGGCAACGCAAGGAAGGCAAAAACCCTGCCGGCGGGTTAAATGCAAAGGGTCGCGCCAGTTACAAGGCCGAAACAGGTGGAACGCTAAAGGCTCCTGTAAAGGAAGGCGACAATCCGCGCCGAGCCTCTTTCCTCGCCAGAATGGGCGGTATGCCAGGGCCGATGGTTGAACCTGACGGCGATCCGACGAGGCTGGCTCTGGCTCTGAGGGCGTGGGGAGCCAGCAGCAAAAGCGATGCGAAGAGCAAAGCCGCGGCGATTAGTGCAAGAAACAAAAAATAATGGAGATTAAAATGCAATTAAAAGGACATCCTGAAGAATGTGCCACTAATGATGATGGCCCTTGCAC